CAGCTTTTAAACTGTCTTCTTGATGGTTGTTAGAGGTCATTTTTTTAACCTCATAACGTCATCATGTGCTTGTTTTATAAATTGCTCTAACTCTTTACCAGTTACAACAATAAAAAAAAGAAAAAAAAGAAAGAAGCCTAAAATTAATTAGGCTCTAAAAATACATAGGTGCAATAATCACCACCTAATAAATCAGGTAAATAAGATATACCAGTTTTAAAACTTATATCTTCTAATACATCAACACAATTAGTAAGGTTTAATTGTTTTAATGTTTCATCTATAAGTTGTTGTTCCTGGTCATCCTCTAAACCTGAAGCATCACCATTAGCTATGTATGATGCCCAGTAAATAGGTAGTTTCTGTTTAACTGTTTTAAGTTCCATAATTAAACATCCTCCTTTTTAATATCAAGAGCTTTATAGGCTTCCAGTAGCTCCTCATTAGTTGCTTCCTGGTTAAACCATAGTCTCTCAATCTCTGCACGTTTAGCAGCTTTTAATTCTGCTTCGTAGTCGTATTTGTCGTTAGAGGTCATTTTTTAGACCTCATAACATCTTTATAAGCTTCTTCTATAAGCTTGTTTAACTGTTTACCAGTTAATACATAAGACCCATTGATTAAGTCATCATCAATGAATCTATACTTTTTGTTTGGTTCTAGTTTCATTTAAGCGACCTCTTCAATACGAATTAAAGCTCTTTCACTCTCTTCTATTGCTGAATATTCTTCTTCACTAACAGTGAATGGACTATGTTCGACAGTAAAAGAAATTCTATGTTCTAGTTCTTCACTTATCCAATCCTCCATCTCATAAAAACAATCAAATGTTTTAATTGTAGGATTTGGATCTAATGAATCACAGGCATATGTAACCTTGTAGGTTCTTTCCATAATTAAATACTTGCCTCCTCTATATGAATAACAGGATTAAAGTATTTACCTTGAAAATGTTTAACAACTTTCAAAGCATCAACTTTACGATATAAACCATTAAAGATCTTTTTTTCATTAATGATTAAGTAAAGTTCAAAATAGTTTTTCTTCACAATAATTAAATTAATAACTGGGCGTTAAGGTTCTTTTATTAAGAGAACCCTTTAAAACCTCCGTAGAGGCTTTAAGGGATTGTCTAGTAGTCTTTAAGTCCTAGTTCAGATAAAGCATATTTATGAGGAAACTCATCAAATAATCTTTTGTATTCATACATTGCATTATTCAACTTATCAAACTTCTTAGCCAGTTCTTTATGTTTTCTATAACTTAAAAGACTTGTAGCTTTTCCTATTTGCTTTTGTAGTGTTTTTGAATAGCAAGGATTGTTCTCAATAATAAAATTAATATTTATTACTGGGCATTTTTCAGAATTACTTAATAGTATTTGTAAACCTTGCCTACCTCCTGAGTTTGAATAATCTAAACGAGATATATAAGAACAAGAGTTATTACATATTTGTCTAGGAAAATAAGCTTTACTATTCATGCACTCCCCATACTCAGTTTGTGTATAAGGTCTATCTAAAAATATATTAAGTTTCCTTAATACTGTTTTAGTTAGCTTCTTTCCCTCGTATGGCTTTAAGAACTCAATGATCTTATTAAACTCTGCTAGGTCTTCCCTATCCTGGTCTAATAGTCTCATTGATAGCTTTTCTATTTGTTGAGAGATACTTAATTTATTAGTTTCCTCAACAGTTAATACATTTTGCATTTGGTTAATTAGTTTCTGGGACTAGATTTCTTTTTTAAAGAGAAACCTTTAAAACCTTTTACAAGGCTTTAAGGGTTCTTCTGTTTACATATTGAACCAGATATAACCAGAATCTATTAAAAGCTTTTTTTCATTAGCTGATAGCTTTACTTCATAGATTCCTTCTTTGTCTGTCTCTAAGTATTCAATGCCTAAAGCGGCAAAGTCTTCTGCTCGATCCTTGTTTACAAACATGATTAATAATTAATAACTGGGTCTTAGTACTTGCTATCTATTAGTTATCTATTAGTTAACTAGTACTGCATACAGTATTACTAAGGACGGCCACCGATAAATAATAAATACAAATAAACTTAATAAAATGTAACAAAAGAACCCTAGATACTGCCTAACTAGATTATAAGTCTAGTTAAAACCTAGTAATAGCAATAAGTTATTTAATAGTTACTTAAAATCTGCAAAAAAAAGTCTATATATAGGGGTAAAAATAAATTTTATATATATGCGTAAACCCTTGAAATTTTTGCCCCAAAAATATTTAGTAGAGACTTATAGGTAACTAATAGATAACTAATAGATTAACTATAGAACCCCTATAGATCTGCCCAGAAGTGATCTATAGGGGTCTGTAGTAGGTCTATTGTATTGACCTATGGTAATTAGTCTAATGGTTAATGCTGTGGGCTGCTGTTCTGTGTGGGATTCTGTGATTTTGGTCGTTTCTATGACTTTGGGGTTATCTAACCGCATGAACCCCCCCTTTATCCCCCCCAAGTTTATCCAAGAGTAGTACCTAATAAGAATTATTAATGAATCCATCGTTAGAAGTATTAGAATTACTTATCTGTCTGGGTGTTAAACCTAGTGCTGTTTGGGTGACAGTGTTGTTCATAGAGTTACCCCAGTTATCTAGGTGCATTGCCATGAGTTCATCTTTACGAGATCTTATATTACGGTCTTCATCTTGAGCCATGTATTCAGTCCAGTAAGCTACTGCACCTGAAAGGGCATCAAGGATGTCATCGTGTACAAGGGAACCTCTATGTTTTGTTATACGAGACATCTGATAGAAGAGTTGTAGTTTTAGTTTGCGTTCTGGAGCTTCGTTAGGATTAGATCTATAGTCTTTTTCTACTACCTTGCGGTCTATTATTAGCCTGTGAGAGTTCATTACAGGTTCAAGGATGTCTATAATCCTTAGTTCTTTAGTCTTTGTATTGCGTACATCTTTGACTTCACAGGGGTGGTACCTCATAAGGAAGGGTTTTAAGAGTTCTGCAAACATACCTCCACCCATGTTTGATTCAACGAGGATGGTATTTACCTTATTGGTCTTGGCTATTTTAGATAAAGTTGTTAATACTGCATCAGAGTAACCACCGTTAAGACCCCCTGCATCAGGAACGTATAGGTTTCCATTAAGCATCTTCACAACAGCATAACCAGTGGCATCTCGGCCCTTCCCAGAGGGGTCCACAAACATTACTGAGCCTGTATATTCAATCCAATCACCGAATTGTTGGGCAGGTCGGTAGAAATGATCACCGTTAAACCCTACACAAGGTAATTCTTTGATGACATATTCGGGAGAAGAAGACCAGATTACCTTTTCTGGTGCATGATCTGGGTTTACAGAGGATATTATTAGGTCTGAAAGCTTAAGAGGGTATCTATCCTGGTCACTAAGGCTAGTGTCTAGCATAAACTGTAAAGAGAACCCAGAACGTCCATAGGACGCTTCACGTTCCATTAGATCTATCGCACTGAATCTTTTTGGGTCAACAGGATCTTTAGGCTTTACAAGCTCTTCTTGAAGGCTCTGAGCTAACTTAGGGGCTAGTCTATCCCCATAGTTGTTTTTAAGGTCTGGATAACGAGCAGTCCAGATGCGAGTTGTATATCCACGTTCTTCCAGTGTTAGATATAAAGATTGTTCTGTTTGTGGTGTACCGAGAAAGGTTATTTTACCGTTAGGTTTAAGGATGGCATCAAATTCTTTTACAGCTTCACTTAATTTATCTCTCATCGGTTGGGTAAAGCTGTTGTTTGGTACTTCTACGTCATCAGCTATAACCTCATCTGCTCTACTACCTGCCATTTGTCCTAGAACACCCTGAGACTTTACAGAAGGGGCATGGTCAGCTTGAGCAGGGCCAACATCAAAACTTATTTTAGAGTTTCTCTGAGAGTCTTCTGGACGTAGTGGAGCTAATATTGGCATCTCGTTTATAAGACGCATGGTAAATGTACTAAAATTATCTGCTCTGTCTTTACTTGCAGAGACAACAAGAAACTTTAGTTGTGGATTCATCCGTAGTTTCCACACAACGTAGGTAGATGTAATCCAACTCTTGCCAACACCTCTAAAGGCTTGTATGATTTTTCTTCTAGGACCGTATTGTAAGTATTCAGCTATGTCTAATTGAACAGGAGTAGGATCTGGCAGGTTAAGATGACGCCAGGTAATGATCAGGAAATATCTAAAGTCTTGTAGTTTTTCAGGTAAAGGTTGCAATTATCTTTCAATGCTAGGTATTACATCAAGGTCTGGAAGGTTTGACATGAGATCTTCCATAGGACTCTTCTCTGTTGGTATGCACTCGATACCATTATCTTTTAATAGTTGTCTAGCTACGTTAAGATCACCT